ATGGCTTAGATATTTCATCTAGCTTTTTAGTTGCATGTTCTGTAAGGCTTGATATATCTGTATATCTTTCATCCTTCCATATAAAAGTTTTCTTTTTAGAAGAGTATTGAAAGTTTTCTACTGTAACTTTGAGGTCATCTTTACCTATAGCTATAAGTCTAGTGTAGAAATCATAGGAGTTAGATTGTACATCTAGGTTACGTAAATTAAGAGAATCCATAAAATAGACTCCCTTGTCAGCTCCTAGCTTTTCTGCTACTTTTACAACTTTGTTTATAGTATCAAACTCAACTTCTACGAGATAAGTTTTCTTAGCCTGTTGAATAATATCCCATGTACTACAATTAGTCTTTCTTATAGTCCTTCTTTTAGTAACTCCATTCACTTGCACTGTCCATCCAGTTCCAGCTACTGCAAGAGTTAAACATTCGCTAATAGTTTTCTCTGTAGTGTCAAAATGTTCCCATGCTTGGCCCTCTAAATCTTCTACATTAAGAGTTGCTTTTATAGAGTTCCATTCTCCATTTGT